AGCGCGGCGGAGAGCTTGGCGGCGGGCGTGCGGAATGGCTACCAGGCCGTGGGCAATTTAATGATGAGTGGACAGCAGGCAGCGATGGGTGGTATTCCCGTGGCTCCTCCGCCGCCGCCGCAGCCTGGTCTTATCCGCGCGCCGGACGTGGCGCCTGTGGTTGGACCCGATGATGAGCTTGATGAGATGATTGCGGCGCTGCAGGCGGCGGGCGAGGAGAACCCTGCGATGCGCCAGCAGTAAGCTTTTTGAGGCGCGAGTGCTAGCGCTATATGTGTTCAACTATCCTCCCTCTCCCTCTTCTTTCCTGACAGCGCTTCATCTAGTAGCTTTTGGAACAGGTCTACGCCGGTGACCTCGGGCTCCGCGGCGGCGTCCTCGAGCGGGTGGCTCTCTGGGTGAAACGGCCCCTTTTGCGAGAGCTGGATGTGCTGCAGACGGTCTGCGCTCCAGACGCCCACGGGTGGCGGCGAGTTCGAAAAGTAAATGACGTGCGGGACGTCAAAGACCTTGAGACGCGACTGGTACTTGGAGCTATAAATCTGCCCATTCTTCAGCTTTTCGCCCACAATGTAAAGATCTTTTAGCGTGGGTGCCTCCACGGCGCGCGCCAAGTCAAAAAGCACGATGCGCTGGCCCGTGTAGGAAAACGCGGCGTCCATCTGCCGGCCGTCGAGCTCAACTGCGTTCATCTCGCGGCACATGTACGTTGTCAAGCGGCTCTTGCCGGCGGCGCCGCGGGCGTCCTCAACCCAATAAATGTGCCGCGGGTGCGCCTTGCCCTTGCAAATGGTAACAAGTGCCTCCTGCCATGGCCTGAACTTAAAGCTGGCCTCCTCTCGCACGCGCGGGATGACGGCCTGCGCAAGCTGCGTGATTCCGTTGGCGTAGCGCACAAACTGCCCGGGGTACTCCTCGGCGACGCGACGCACGCCCTCCTCGGGTCCAAACTCACGCAAGATCTCGCGAATGGACTCCATGTCGGTGCGCGCCCCGGGCTGCACACGCGGCCCTGAGGCGCCAATCTGCCAAGGCGCGCGCAGGATGACATCAATTACGCTCTTGAAGCGCCTTTCCGGGTCTGTGCGCACCCGGATGTACTGCTCGCGGTCCTTCAAAAAAACACTTGTGAACTCAAGGTCGCTTGCAATGCCGCTATAAATCCACTCACGGATCTTCTTAGGGGTAACCTGTTGATTAAACTCAATGTAACCTCGGAAATAAACTGCATCGCGCAGGACCTCATCATCCTCCTCTTCGTCAGCTGGCTGCGAGTCAGACTTGGGTAGACCGGTGGGTTCAAGCTGGCCGCATCCAAACGTAACAATCTCTTCAAGCTCTTTTGTGAGCTTGGGCGGGTCATAGTTGACGTCAAAGGTTTTGAGTTGAAAAAGGAAGGCTCGCGACAAGGCTGACACAGAGGAGCGTTTGGACCGAATGCTACTCACAACGCTTCCTGTCTCACTTGCACCGTCCATTGTAGGCAACAAAAAGTGGGACTAGTCGAGACTCTAAATATGAAGCGATTTCAAACTTCACGTGGCGCCCGCCCGCCCGCGCGCACAGCCAACCCCGCTTTAGCTTCTGAGCTTGGGTGCAATCTGTGCCACCACAATCTGATCAGGGGTGCCAGGACCCTTGGTATACTTGGACACAAATGAATGCAAGGATGGATTTGGATCCAAGATGCGCGCTACGACCCAAAAACCACATGTGTCCATGTCATCGTTCTGAAGCTTTTTTGTGTTATGGGTGATCTTTTTTGAGCCAGCCTTGAGTAAATTGCTTAAGAGTGGTGCACATTCATGGAACTCCATACACTGCTTCTCATCAAGCCAGGCGCGGTCGCCGTCAATGGCAGTTCCAAAGCTGTCAAAGACCTCATAGGCCCCAGGATGGTCCAAGACACCAATCCAATGACCCTCTGACTGACTCTCGGTCAAAAAAAGCAACACAGCGGCGTGTGCCCCCTTAAAAAGGTCATCTGGGTGTTGCATGGATTCAAGTTCGGGGTAGCGTAAGAGGGGGACATCTCTGCCTACAAGGGCTCGAATATCATCCTCGTCAAGGGGCTTGTGAAGGTCCTGTATTTTTTATTTCGAGGTGAGGTAAAGAGAGGCGAAACAGGGTGGGGCGTATAAGTAAGTCACCTCGAAATGAAAAATAGCAAACAAACCTTGCACTGGGCTACTTCTTACCTTCTGTACCTCTGTCATCATGTATGGGGCCAGTAAACGCTTGCGGTTGGGTGACAGTAGTGCTGGGCTTGTAAGCACTGGACAGGCCCGGTCTATTTCTGATAGCATTGTTCACTACAATTCAAACTTGACAGTCAGCCTTAGGAACGATCCAGGCGTTGTGAAGAATGTGGGAGACCATGGTCGTTTTGCTGTGTTTCGCGACACTCGCACAACCGCGCTTCTTCCTGACACTTCTAGCTATACAGTTGGTCTTACTCGTGCTGAGATTTCAACAAATAACATTCCTCTTTTCTGTCCTCAGCCTCTAGCGCCAGTTGTAGACCCTGTGTCAAAGAAGCCTGTCTGGGAAGTGAAGTCTCAGCCTGGCGTTTCCTTGACGTGGGTGGGGCCTTGTTATAAGTCTGGTCTTCAAGACTATCCAACCAATGAATCGTGGATGAATTCGCAAACGGAGTCGGAGACAATGACATATCCAACTTCGGGTATGTTGCCAGTTCGTTTTTATGGCGATATTGGCTCTCCCATTGAACCTCAAGCAAGTTTCAATACAAAGCTGCAGTTTTTGCCAATTGGATATGGCCCTTCTCTTGGAATTCCTTATGTAGCATCAACTGTATTTGCTGAAAATGCAATGCTTCGTATTGGAAATGCCATTGCGTATGCTTTTGGCAACGGAACACCCGTGACATTAACAATTGCTGGTCTTGGGACATCGTCTTGTTCGCAAAAAATCACAATCACAAACAACTCATCCTTGCATGTTGTTTTCGACTTTTCTCAGTCTGCATTCATGCAGCCTTCGTCCTTAACTGGATATTATGCCAACCCTGCCTTTCAAATTCCCAAGGGATGCAGTGCAAAGTCTTCAATCCTTCAAGCATGCAAATTGCTTGGGTTTGCACCTGGTCAGGTATTGGATATTCCACCGGGTGGTAGCGCCACACTGCCTCGTTGTTATCAGCTCGGGTTTCGTTCAACTCTAAATCTGTCGTGTTATAGGAACACTCAATGGGTTCCGCAGGACCAGTCAGACATGAGCTATTTTCCGACTCCAACTGATGTTGCAGAGGGCGATACAAGTGTTTATTTTGATTGCTATTCCTATGAGCATTTTGTGACACAGTGCGTCAATCCATCAATCGAACGGTGTTTTACGGATCTTGCAGACAATGGGGGCCTTGGGTTTCCGTCAACCACTTCATGTTCTCTGACAACACAGTTGAGACTTGCATGCAAGGCTCTTGTGAACGCAAGTTCCCCCTTCGATCCAAACAATTACATGGTTGGGGATGGGTACAACACACTTTCAGGAAGGACTTACATGTGGACAAATACTGAAAGGTCGGCCGGAACAGTTCTCCCAGATGATGATAACCCCCTTTCTCAATCATGGCAGGATCTCGGACAAAGCTTTACAAACAGCTACGTAAGCGGGTATGCATATACGAGCGGTGATATTGTGACTGTAGCCACAAAAACAATTCCAGTCGAATACCAGTTTTTCAAGTGTACAGTGGACGATGCTTTTACAACCTTACCTCCATTGGACGCGTCAGGTGCTCTTAACGAAGGCTGGGAGAACAAAACAAATGCATTTTTGCAGAATGGACGACTCTCGTTTACACCGAATTACCCCTCGATCGGAACGGTGCCACCGTCTATTTCGTTTGACTCGTCGACACAGCTTTTTTCTCTCAATCTTGATAGTTATGGATTTGGTGGTACACAGAGCACTAATGTTAATGATGGGTATGGTACAAGCCTATTAAATGAAGCACCAATCAAGCCAATAGATAATTCCACTGTTTTGGGGCTTACCGCCACTGAGATCTGGGATCAGTTGTTTAACAATTCTCAGATTGAGGAATACTATACGTCGGCGCTTAATGACCAGGCTCGCGACTCTTGGGGTCTTTCAGGGGCTATAACCCAATCTGTACCTCCTTACGTTATTGCACGCAACCCTGGTGTGGTTTACGACGAGCGATTCAACTTTGAGGCGGACGATTACTTTCATCAGCTATTTGGCAACTGGCCGTCGCTTCGTCTCCTGTATATTGACAAGGCACGGAACAATTTAAGGACGGCGTATGTTCGCTACATTCCTGAGGCGGCAAATGCGGGTCTTGCTGTGCCAAGCCCGTTGCCTCTTTTCGTGCCGTCCCAGCCACCTGCGTCGCCAAGCAGTGTCTATCTTCCGACCTTCCGCGTTGAAGGCAACCAGATTTACTTGTACACGTTTCCTCAGGACTACCGCTCAGTCGGAAACATGTGGAGTCCGGTGGATACCTTGGTCCTGACAACCACTGAGATCCCTATCGTAAATTGCGACGTTGCACCCCCTCGGCTTTACTCGGAGGTTGTGCAGAATACGCAACCAAGCGGTCAGACAGAGCGTATCCTTGCAGAGTTTGCAGTTTACCCTACGGACAACCAGGGTCAGGTTTATAGGACGCAGATTACGTATGCGCCAACTGGAGATGCAATTGATTTTATTGAGATGGAGAGGTCCACTATGTTTAATAACATCAGCTGGGCTCTGTATATGAGGATGAGGGCAACTCAGACGCTGCGTCTTGTGAGCATTTCGGACTCTGGGTCTGTGAATATCCGGCTAAAGTTTGTACGGGATTAGTTTAAAACCAAATAAAGCATCCTTTTGTTCATTTTTCAAAAGTAAGCACACAAAGACCACCTCTGTGCCTCCGTTTCTGAAGAGTCATCCTTCTAAAATGAGCACGATTTCTAAGGTGGCCGTGTACGATGCACGTCTCATGCAGGAGGAGCCGGCGTACGCTGTTCAGAAGGGTGCGCTGTCTGTGAGTGTTGCACCGTTTCAGGCTATTTCGGCCAACCAGTCCCAGATGACCTTTCAGATCCTTGTGCCGTCCCTGAACGTCTTCGTTGATCGCAAGATTTCGCTTTCGACGTCCCTTTCGTTTACTGCCCAGCTCTTTTATTCTGGCCCCCGCGGCCTCACTGTCCGCCAGTATGCCAACACTGCATATGCCGCTCTTCCCTCTCTGGTGGATCCTGGCTGGGCTGGCAACACGCTCACCATTAACACGACCTTTCTTGACCGCAATGGTGCGGCATATACGCTCCCGCCTGGCGTGCAGCTGTATAAGATTGGCCAGATCACTGCAAATGCAAATAATTATACACCCATTGGTCGTGTTGTTGAGGCTGTGAGTGATACTGTTTACAAGGTTGACACTTATAACTTTAAGACGTTTGTGGCTGGTGAGAAGCTTACGTACTTTATTGATGCCCGGTGGGATGCACCGAGTGTTGACATGAGTGTCTCTCTCGCCCAGGACGCTGGATTTTCGGGTGCGAGTACGCAGGCGTTCATTCCCGCTGGGTATGCGACTGCGGTGTCCGCAAAGGACCTCGCCCTTGTCCCGTTCCCTGTGCAGTCCGCGCTTTCTAACATGACGGCAACAATGAACGACTGCACTGTCACCACAAACGGCGATACTCTTCGCGAGCAGATTATTCTGACGTCTTCGCACGAGACGCTCAAGCAGCGCACCACGCCGTCAAAGATGGATACCTATTCGTGGGGCCGTGACGATGCAAATAACGAGAGTGGTAACTTTTCTTCGTATTCTGCTGCAAATGGATATGGCGACATCCCTAACGGTGCCTGGCCCATTTCGTGGTACCTTCCTGACGGCGTTACGCCGCTGCGTAGGGTTGTTGCCCCAAGTGGTGGCATTGGCGCAGTGCAGAGCGCGTACCCGTTCCTTGACGTTGGCTCGTCTGCAAACTTCAACTTTGCAGCTGAAGATGTTGGTAGCAATCTGGCCAATGCTGGATGCGGTTGGTACATTGCCCAGTGCGCTAGCGGCGTTGAGAACAGCGGCAATGGCCTCCTCACGGTTGTCCCCTTTGTGAATGGCCAGCCTGTTTGGACTACTGCGTTTCCGGGTGGCGACCTTCAGGGCGTGGGCGTGAATGGAAACGGCCCTTACACCGGGGCGGGTGTGGCCCCTGCGGCTGTTGCGCCCGCTCCGGATGGCGGCACGCCGCTCCTCCAGTTTTATATTTCCGTTGTCAACGGAAAGAACATCCTTACGCTTGGCTGTGATGTGCCGCCGTATTCCATGATTGGTGCTCGTCTCTATGATGCATTTAATATCAACTTTGCCAGTCTGGATCCTATCACCCCTCTTGGCTTTGTGTGTGGCATTGTCAGTGGTTCGCTGGGCCGGGTTGGTTCGCAGTACCTTCTACTTACCCCGGGGGGCAATGCGGTTCCCGCTGTTGCAAATGGTCTTGCTCTTCAGGCTGGATTTAAGGCATGCTCAAACGTCATGCCGGTCTATGGCGCAATCGAGACTGTCGAGCCGCTTGTTATCTCTCCGCTTATCTGGGCCGACAGTGCCGAGTTTCAGAGCGTTGGCCTCTATGGCATGACAAACATGCAGTTTATTCTTAATTTCTCTGTGCTTTCGACCACAAGCGCTGCAAAGAACTTCAATTCATTTGCAGACGGTTCTGATCTGGCAGTCCTTCCTTTTTGGGTGGACGATCTCAATAAGCAGACTAATTTTACGGGCAATATCTTGCGGTCTTCCAGCATCCGCACCATTATCAGCGACATGAAGTTTAGTTCGCCTGCAAGCTCCCAGTTTGGCCCCTGGTCCCTGTCATCCCCTACGCTTTTTGTCAACTTTCTGACGCCGGGCCCCGATGTCACTCTGCCGCTTGTGTCTACGGTGCCTTATGTTGAGTTTCCGCGTTACGTCTCTACTCGCGATGTTGACTTCACGGGCGATCGCGTTATTGCGACCAACACAATCTCGCTTACGTCCATTCCTGATATGGTGATGCTTTACATCAAGCCGGCCACGCAGGGCCCCTCTCAGCTCAACGGCTACATCCCGATTGAGAATGTGAACGTCACGTTTGATAACTTCAGCAACCTTTGTGCTGGGTTCAAGCAGTTCAATCTGTATGAGTCTGCGGTTGCTGCGGGTCTTGATATGGATTGGCATCAGTGGCGCGGCTACACGCAGGGCAACTACCCGAGTCTTGCTCGTGCGTCTGGAAGCATCGAGGCCGGTGTGGCCTTTAGCATGCGCCAGCCTGGCGTTACCCAGCTGAGCGGCGGCCCAATCCTCCTGCGCATGGGCACGGACATTACGCTGAGCCCTGGACTGGCCCCGGGCTGCCTTGGCAACTATTCGTTCCAGGCTAATCTTACAGTTGCGAACTCCTACGGCTTTTATGATTGGGTGAGGCGTGCAACGGTCTACATCGTTGCTATTAACACTGGCTTTTTCGAGACCGTGCGCGGCCAGTCTGCAATCCGCAAGACCATCCTCAATAGCGCGGACGTTGAGGCGGCAAGCCCGGAGACGGGCATGACCAAGACGGACCTTCACCGCCTTGTTGGCCGCGGTACCCAGGGCTGCCGTGGCATGTCTACAATGCTGGGTGGCGCTCTCCGCCGCACGGCAATTAGCCACCTTATGGGCTCGAAGCGCATGCTGGGCGGCGGTGGCTACGGCCGCAGCATGGGCTCGGCAATGATGGGCGGTCCGGGTGGTAAGCGCATGATGCCGGGCGGCGGCTCGGGACTGTAAATCAAAACTCAAACACACCGCAAAAAATGAAGTCGACCGGGTCTCGCGCTGAGGTGTTCCACGGAAATGCGAAGCATACGTCGGGTAGGCTCACAAAGGATGACTTAATGAAGAACAATGCAGGGCGCATTGTCTCCAAGAAGAAGCACAGTGCAGGCAAAAACGCACTGCAATACCTGCATGCAAAGGGCTACATTGCGGTGAAGGGAAAGTTTGGTAGCAAAAAGCAGGAGGGGTAGATACACTAAAAGAATTTGAACGCAAAGACAACAATTCCAGAAGATCCATCACCCCCCTTTGTAGTCCTTGCATCCCAAATACCAGCACCCCCACCCCCCGAACCTGTGTTAGCAATCCCGACTTTGCCATCTTCCCCAGGACCACCTCCGTCATTTGTATTGTATGTGTAATTCCCATTTGTATCGAAGAATACGCCACCTGCTCCCGGTGCTGAGGGATCGCCTGCATATCCACCACCACCTCCGCTTCCGTTTGAATAGACTAGGCCAGATATTGTCCGGGTCTTATTGCCTTGGCCACCATCTCCTGCTTGATTTTCAAAAGCAGCCTGGCCTGCACTTCTAGTTCCACCACCGCCTCCGCCAGCAATATACTCACCTTCAAGAAATGAACCACTTCCCCCGCTTTGCTGACCCGTGCCACCGGCTCCGTTAGTTCCTCCGCCACCACCACCACATGAAAGGATCAATGGGTCGCTGTTTTGTCCCGCGGAACTACCAACGCCACCATATCTCCCCCCATATGAAGTTGTTGTGCTCTGGGGTACAGCCGGAACAGTTGCAGAAAAGGTGCTATCCTCACCGGGAAATCCAATCCCGTCGCCATCTTCCTGGCCCTTGCCCCCTGCACCCACAGTTAAAACCAGCTGTGGCTGGGTCAGTGTGAAATTGACCAACTGAGGGACTGAGGCCCCGCCACCGCCGCCAATTCCAAATTGCGCGTCAAAGCCCCCACCACCTCCGCCACCACCACCAACAATGAAAACCTGTGCTGGGTATGTCTTAAGTGGATTATTACCGTCTGAGTTCTCTATGATAATGTTACCCAGTCCAGTTGTCCGAAATTCGTAAACAACCCATCCATTTGGTAGCTGATTGGGAACCACTGACGGGTCGCCAACAATGGTGATGGGTAGCTGCGGTGGGCCAGGTGGGCTAGGCACCTCGGGAAAAGTGGCGACCCTGACTGCACCAACAAACCATAAGTCATATATGACTTGAGATGAATCTAGGCAAAGTTTGAGACGGCTGATCTCTTCATCTAAAAGATACGTGTAGTGTTCATTTCCATCCGATGCCTTATTGCGTATGACCTGATACAGATTCTTTGCTACGACAAAGTTGTCAGCAAGTATGGTAATTGTTTCTGACTGAACTGAGCCACCTGTGCTTGTCGTGTTTGAGTTCACATAGCCACTTGTGACAAATCCAACAAGCCGGGTTAAAATCTTGTCAACATCAGTAAATAGATCAACCGCTGTGCGTACATACGGAATTACTCCATTTCCTGTTACCAATGTACCCATGGTTGCCTTTTGTGGAACTTAATGTGACTTCTTAGACCCCAATACCACCAAAGCATGGGATTTATGCATTAAGCCACAATGCCACCTGATGATTTTGAAGGGCGTATTGACGAAATTACAGACGAGATTGAAAGGAAAAATCAATTGGTTGACCGCATCCTCTCGGTGGCTGAGGACAACCGCCGAGATCCCGTTATCAGCCGCCAGCTTGACATTCTTCGTCATCTTGAAGTTCAATACACACGCCAAATTCGCATTGTTGAACAAAGCACGGATTTTGACAACCGAGTTAACCAGTTTTTAGCAAATAGCGACAATACATTTACAGCCTTATATGATGTGTTGAGGCGTATTGCTGCACGCAACCGTGAGTTGCGTTTGGCTGTTTTTAGACGCGAGCAGGAGGCAGAGCGTCGCGCAGCACCTGGGTATGTTGCAGAAAACCCGGCAGACAGCGAAGATGTTTTTGGTGGGAGCATGCCACACCACATGGAGCGCGGAAGTGAATTTACGATTGGCATGAACCGCAAGTCTCGTTGAA